GGCGATAGACAAGCTGTTCAAGAAGCAGAGTTCAGATCTACATCAGATAGAAACAGAGCCGCATTACAAGCACAATTACTAGCACAAGGATTTCAACAAGCACAACAAGGTGCACAAAGAGATTTACAAAATCAATTAACTTTAGCCTCAACAACGCCTGCATTACAAGGACAACAAGTTGCAGGTCTAACTACTTTAGGTAGTGCGTTACAACAACAAAAACAAGCTGAGTTGGGAGCACAACAACAATTAAATATTCAAAACTTAATGCAGCCATTAACAGCTGCACAACAATATGGTTCTGGAGTTACTCAAATGATAGCTGGATACCCTGGTAAATCAATTCAAGAAGTAACACCTAATCCAAGTGGACTACAATCTTTAATTAGTGCAGGAGCAGGTTTAGCCGGTATATACAGAACTCTTAACCCAGTACAGAGACCAGCATAATGAGTAGAGTATTTAAAAGACCTATGTTTAGAAAAGGTGGTGGTGCCAACATGAATGGCATCATGTCTAATATTCAAGATAGAGAAAATTATGAGAAGGGAACTGAACTAACTCCAAGTCAAAGATACAAGCAAATAGTAGATCAATATTCCTCGCCTGCAGTTGATCCACTAGGTAGATATTTAATAGAAGGTTCACTAAGAGGTTTTGGAGAAACAGGTGGAACTACGTTACAAAATTTATCAAAAGCTTTTGGTGGTGAGACATTACAAAGATTTTTTGATACGCAAGATAGACAAAGAATGTCAGAAAGAGATATGAAACTAGCTGCATTAGAAATGGATCTTGATGAAGAAAATAGATTAAGAAAATTAAAAGAAGCTAAAGAAGCCACTCTACAACAACAAGAGTTTCAGAAACAATTATTATCTGACAAACAAGCATTTCAAAAAGCTGAAGCTGAAAAAGACAGAGATTTAAGAAGATTTATAGAACGTAGTAAAGATGATGATGCTGCATCTGTTAAGTCAGCAAAAATAATACTTGGTGCAAACGCTAGTAGTGAAGACATAGGTAGATTAGCAAGTGAATTAGAAAAAGAAGCTAGATTTGGAGTTAGAGATAGAGCAGCTACATCTTTAGAAATGAATGTAAAAAAAATTCTACAGGAGCGTTTTGGATTAGAAGCGGGATTATTAGATAGATATTATGATTTTGTAACATCTGGAAGAGCAGATCAAATATCAGAACAAACAG